AGACTGGATGTTGCTGATGTCGGCATAGTATTTACGGGCAATGTCTGCACCGATAGCGGAGTAGCCCTCCACCTCTTTGCCAAACGCAACGTCACCCAAACGACGACGCACATCATCCAAAGCCTCAAAAGACGTTGGGAAAGTCTTGTAGTTGGGGTTTCCAAACTGGTCAATACCGACCTGCACACGACGATTGCTAACCGCATCGTAGATGTTTTGGTAGGCTTGCAAGACACCCTTTTCAGTCACAGGGGCAGTCTTGGCCTTCTGAGCTTCAGCGCCAATCAGCAGCTTACCTTTGAGGCTGTCAATCAACTGTTGATATTCAGGCAAATCCTTGACCAACTGACCAGCAGCTTCCTTCTGGTTCACGATGTCATCACGGATTTTCTTTTGTGCCTGATACTGAGCAGAACGAGCCTCTGTCTGTGCGCCAAACACAGACATGATTTTGTCCCGCAAGTTGCGTCCAATGTCAGACGCTTCACGTTCTTGACCAATCTTTGAACGGGCTGCACGGGCTTCTTCTGTTGCCGCTGCGCCAATATCTGCGGTTTTCTTTTCAGCCAGACGCATCTTCTCAGCACGACGCTCGGCCTCGGTCATGGCTTCTTCGCCAACCTTACGGGCGGCAGCAGCCTTTCTTTCGGCCTCTTGAGTAATGTCAAAAGAGCCAGCCCTCAACACATCGTAAATTGTTTTTTGCTCTTCGCCACCGGGAGGTGCGCCACGCAAGGCTTCAATCTGTTTCTTGATGAACTCTTTTTGGCTTGGGGATAAGGTTTTGACATCCAATCCCAAGTCATCTGCAACGGTCTTGACTGCGCTGACAGGTTCAATTCCCAACAACTTACGAGCGCCATACTTGACTGCGTTTGTAATGGTTTTGATGAACTCAGGGCCAACCATACCGCCAGCAAGTTCGGCAGCAAAAACAACAGGGGGAGAAGCACCACGGACTTTTGCTTGTTGACCAGCAATCTCGCTAGTCATGCCACCAACAGCGCCAGCACCCATTTGAGTGCCACGGGTTGCCTTCATCGCACGACCAGCTTGCTCAACCATCATGCCGGGAATACGGGCAGGTGCATACAACTGCATACCTTTGCCAGCATACTCTGTAAGTTCAGGTACAGCAGCACCTATAGCCAAACCACCTAAACCGCTCTTAGCTACTTCACCCATACGCTCCATAGCGGTCATAGGTTTTTCAGTAGGCTCTGGTTTAGGTGCAGCAGGAGTTGCAGGTGCGGCAGAAGTAGGCTCACCACCAAAGCGAGGCTTCTTCTCTTGCTCTACGGGTTCGCCTTCAAAACGTGCCATTACTTAGCCCTCTTTTTGTATATTTTTCCATCATCAGGGTCGATGTATTCAGCACCCGGAGCCAAAGCATCAAACTCTTCTTGAGTTTGTGGCGTTGGGAACTGACCAGCACGAACCATAGGTTCACGACGCTCTGGAACACCATAAGCACGTTCATACACAATTTCTGGAGTAGCGTATCTATCGAGCTTGTTAAACAGCATATCCCGTGTTTTCTTTTGGTCTTCCGTGTAAGCGGGAGAAACCTCAATCGCAGCTTTCAACTTAGCCGCAGCGTCAGCAAACTTGTAAGCAGCGTTTCCAGCAGTATCGTTCGGGCCAACAGACAAGAGAGTTTCAATCTTGTTGGTTGTTGTCACATCAGGTTTGTAACCGCCGTTAAGCACGTAAGCCAACTCAAGGGCAAGTCCAGACATAGCTGTGTTGTAGTTCTTCTGCTGCTCTTCAGTCATGGCTTGACCAATGTAACGCTGAACCTCAGAAGGTATAGAACCCTTGCCAACAACGCCACCAAGTGCGCCACCACCAGTAGAAATGCCAATCTGTTCAATAAGCTCAAGACTACGCAAGACTTCGTTAGCCGAACGATACACGGTGTTGGCATAACGCTCATTGATAGCAGAACGTGGGCCTCCCAAAGCCTTCAATCCGGCTGCTTTTTCCCTTGCATCAATCTGCATCTTGGCACGACGGTCAGCAGCAGCTTCACGCAATGCAGCTTCACGGGCTTTGCTCTCCAACTCAAGCGCCTTCTCAGCACCTTTGGCAGATTCGTCCACTAACTTGTAAGCGCCGAGCAAGTCACCTTTACGCAGCTGAGCCTTCACAATGTCGCTGCCAGCTTTGGTTGCCGCTAGTTCAGCCTTCTGCATACCTTCTTCTTTGTTGGTAGCAGCTAACTTAACAGCGTCTTCCATCTCTTTGCGGAACTCATTGTGCTTTTGCAGCATGGACTTAAAGTTCTTGTCGAACTCAGCCAACTGTTGCTTATACAAGTCAGCACGACCTTTGCGGTGGCCTTCCAGCATACCGTTCATAGCGCCCATAGCTTGCATAGCGTTGCCCTTACCGACAACCATGCCAATAACGCCAATCAAACCAAACAAGCCAGCAATATCTTGCGCTGTGTCTTTAGTAGGGACAAAGGCAGGTAATGGCTCGGCCTCTAGCTTGCTTTGCAATTCTTCTTTGGCTTTTTGTTCGGCAGCGCCAAAAGCCTGTTGAGCTTCCAATTTGCCAGCGGAAAGGACTTCCTGCTGTGCTTGCTGTGCTTTTGCAATATCGCCTTCAGCAGCGGTAATTTGTGGCTGTAGCTCGGCCTTCCTTTTCAGGAAAGGTTCTTGAACACCCATAGCTTCCTTGAAGCCAATACGACCACCGCCAGCAGGTAGCGTTGGTTTTGGGATTTGTGCCAGTTCTTCAGCCATTATTGACCTCCAATACGAATGCCGGGACTTGTACCAGAAGCAATGTAAGCCATGTTGGTGTAGAACGCATTGTTCAACTGGTTCACATACTGGTCAGCTTGCAAGCCTGTCTTAATAGCGCCCAAAGCAATATTGTCGCCAATACCAGACAGCTTGAGGCCGTAGTCATATTGCTGTGCCAACAACTGCTGACGGAAAGCCTCGACCTGTTGCATGGCCTGTGCAGCACCGACACCTCCACGGGTTTCGGCAGCTTGAGCAGCTTGGGCACGGGCAGCTTGTAAGGACTGTTGACCAGCGGGGGTTAACTCGCCACGTTGAGCAGCGGCTTGGATTTCAGCACCCTGCTTCTGATAAGGTGCAGCCAGAGCTTGCATTTCTGCTTTGCCAGCTTGACCTTGTGCAGCAGCCCTAGAAGCTGTGCGAGAACCAATCAAGCCAAGTGTGCCAGCCAAACCAAGGCGGGTGAGGGTGTCCTTACTGATTCCTTCATCTTTTCCAGCGCCAGCGCCAGCGGCAGGTGCAGCAGGTTGAGCAGACAGCAAACGAGCGCCTTCTGCTTGCAAACGAGCAGCATCGGGCGAAACACCTGTGTCAATAGGCTGTGGAAAACTTGAGAGTTGTGCTGCTTCGCCTGTCAAAGCGGGAGCAGCAGGGGGAGGGGCAAACGTATCTGCGCCAAAACCAATGTCATAAACTGGCGTGGTTGGCTCAGTAGGTGGCGCAAAGTCTTGACCGCCTTGGATGTCATAGCCGCCATAACTGGTGTCTTCAGGCTCAAAAGACTGAATGCCAGTATCGGCATGAGGCTTGCCAGAACCGCCACGGGCTTTGAGCAGGGCAGCTTCCTCATCGTTGATGTAGGCCAGTCTGTGTCCGGGAGGAGCTTTCTTTTGTAAGAGCGCAGCAATCTTGCGAACGTCACCGCCCATGCCTGTCAGTTTTTTGATTGTGGTTGCCATGTTTACAGTCCTAATGCGTCTTTCAGACGTAGTGATGCCTCGTTCCAGACGTTTTCACGATTGATGCCAGATTCACCCTCAATTTCACCTTCGGCACGGTAAGAAGTCAAGCCTGTTGTGGCTGTCGGGGTAGGTGCTTGCAAGGTTGTGCCAAGAGACTTGGACAGCGCACTAGGGTATTGTCCACCGTAGATGAACAATTCAGGCTTGTACTTGCCTTTGCCTGTCACAGCGTCCGTGCCGCCAGTCGTATCCCCTTTTTCCACAATCTTTGGCTCTGTAGCTTTGTCAGCAGCGGTTGTGGTGGGCTTGTCAGTCACGCCGCCAGTAAATCCGCTGTCAGATGGTGGAGTAGGAGGCTTACCACCCCCGCCGGAGGGAGGGGTAGGGATGTCAGAAATAGGAGTTCTTGGCGCTGCTTGACCCTTGAACACAGTCTCAGAGCCGGGGGCAACAGCAGTTGTAGTGTCGCCAGTAACCGTTGGATATGTCCTTGCAGCCGTGGCTTTGCCTGTTGTTGGGTCAACATTCACGTATTGGTCTTTGGCAATGTCACCAGTAATGTCAACAACAGTCACCTTGCCTTGGTTGTTCATAACCAAAGCCTTGCCTGTTTTGGTATCAACATCAACCACCAACGATGATTCTGGAACCAGAGTGCTTGGTGTGTAAGGCTGGCGCACATCTTTTAGCTTTTCACCAACAATTTCGATGGTTCCCAAGTCCGTGGCTGGCGTAGCTGGAGAGTAGTCACGACCAGTAATCTTCTTGTATTCCTCAAGATACGGTGCGTATGTTGGGTCTTTTGCAAGGCCAGCTTCCAATTCACGCACGTAGCTTGCGTTCATGGCTTGCATCACGCCGGGTATCTTTGTCAGCGCATCCAAACCAATAGCAGCTTCAGCAGCATCTAAGCTGCCGTAACTCTTCAACAAGTTGGCAAGGTCTGGGAACTTTTGAGCAATCTCAACACGGGTGTTGGTAATGTTCTTGAGGGCGTTAATTTCCTCTGGTGTCAACTGAGGGTCAATCGGTGACTTGTCGAGAAATATGCTGTTCAAGCCAGCAGGGTCAACACGCAAAATGTTGACGTTGTTCTTAATCAGGAAATCAACATCAGCAGCAGAACCAGTAGCAGAATAGACTTTACCCTCTGCGTCCACAATAACTGGCACAGAGCGTAGCGTTCCATCAGTCTCTTGGAATGTTGCATAAGTGCCATTCTTGAATTGGTTAATGCCTAGCTTTGTTTGGTCAGGCGGCACAAAGCCATCAGCAGCCGCAACTTGAACATCTTGCGCTACGTTAACTGGAATGATGCCTTGAGCAATAGAGTCATTAAATTGCTGAACAGGGTCAACAGGTGCGGGAGCAACAACTTCTGGCTCTGGAGCAGGAGCTTCTGCAACTGGAGTAGGTGCAGCATCACTAACTGGAGCTTGTCCAGTAGTTTTAGCTGCCTCACCGCCTAATGCACCTGCCGCACCAGTAGCCGCACCTAATGCGCCACCAGTAACGCCGCCACCGACAGCAGCGCCAATCATTCTGTCTTTTGTTAACGATTCCGCTCCCGAAGCCGCCAAAGCTGCCAAAGCATTCTTTTGCACATCTTCAAGATTGCCGCCAGTCGCAAGTGTCTTTGTGACAGAACCACCCACAGAAGCCAAAGCGTTAGAGACTTCTGGGATGTTAATTTTTTCGTTAATCAGTTTTGCTGCTTCTGGAGAACCATAAGAAACAGCAGCACTTGCGCTTGCATTCTTTAGTGCGTCATCAAGCGGGACACCGTTTGCAACTTGAATGCCCGTGCTTGCCAAAGCTGTACCCAAAGCAGTCGCTTGAGCAGCGGTCATTGTTCCTGCTGCTACTTCGGCAGCAAACAATCCAGAACCAATTTCTGCGCCAAGGACAGGTGCGTAGTAGGCAATAAGGATTTGACCAGCGGGTGATTGAGCAAACTCTAGAGCTTTGTCAACAACAGGAGCAGCGACTTTGCCAACTGCTTCTGTGGCTTTGCTTGCAACATCGGCAACAGGGTCTAATACTGGAGCAACAACATCACCAACAGCGCCAGTAACTTTGTCAAGCAAACCACCACCAGAACCTATATTTGCAATTTGCTGCGGAGTCATCACCGCTGTGCCACCAATGATTCTGGAGCTTGCTGCTTCTTTCTGCGCTCTCTCGTAATCGCCCGGTTTATTCGGGTCGTATGAAACAATCATCATTACCATATCAAACTCCTAATTGCGCTGCAATCTGTTGATGAATGGTCTGGTGAACACCAATCCAGTCATAAAAACTGTCTTCAACATTCCAATCTGCATCTAACAACTGGAAAGGATTATCCAATCCCAGAGCAGTAGCCAGCGCCTCATGCTCTTGATTGTGGATAAGTAGCCAGTCGTCAATGTTGGCTGTATCAATATCCGTCAAGGGATATTTCTGAATGGCTACGCCTCTGTCAGCAAGGATTTCGTAGAACAACTGATGCTGCACACCGTTTTCAAACGAAAACTCTCCCAGTCCGTCTTTGTCACCGAACTTTACATAGGAGAGCGATTCCATGTTCATGGCTTATCCTGCTTCTCATCCAGCTTGTCAAAGATGCGTTCTAGCACGTTGTCAATCTTGTCAAATCTGCCGTTAATGTCCTCTTTACGGACGTAGCTAGTCGGCAAAGCAACTTCAATATCCTTGATGTCGTTCTTCAGAGACTTCACAGAGTCCCATATTTCTTTGCACCACCAGCCAATAGCGACCAGTATTGCGCCTCCGACAAGATTGAAAATTGATTGAAATTCCATGTTAGACAGCGTAGTAAGGGATTTTGACGATTGTGCCGTTAAGGTTGAAGTTGATGTAACCAGCAGGAACAAGGGGCAAACTGGCTGTGGCAAAGGTGGCTGTTGTTGCCGTATTTGCTGTGTGATTGACCACGTTGGCAGCAATAGTGCCCGTACTCATTGTTGCGTTTAAGAGCGTGAGGTTGCCGACAGAAGTAGTCGTGCCACCCAAAGTGATGGTGGTATTACCAAGTGTGGTTGTACTGTTTTGCAACAACGTATTGGTTATGGTGGCGTTTGGCACAGCGCCGACCACATTACCTGTCACGCCGTTAATCGTGCCGCCAGTAATTGCTACTGCGTTGGCATTCTGAACCGACATCGTGCCAAGGCCACTAACAGCAGAGTTAGCAATAGCAATGGCTACGTTTGATGCAGAAGTTATGCGCCCCTGTGCATCTACAGCAAAGACTGGGATGATGCTTGCATTTCCGTAAGTATTGGCTGTAACGGCTGTATTTGCGAGGCTGATTGTGACGTTGCCAGTTAACGCACCACCGCCGGACATACCTGTGCCAGCAATGACGTTGACCGTGTTGGGTACTGCGCCAGATACGTTAGCAACTGGAACTGTGCCGACAGAAACGCTGACGTTTCCGTTAAGCTGACCGCCACCTGACAATCCTGTGCCTACATTGATATAGGACGTATTAGGTGTTGCACCGACCATGTTTGCGGTAAGAACAACAACGCCAGTCTGACCGTTAACTGACTGAACAGCATCGGTGTTATCAATTTTTTGCCAGACAGAGCCGTTAAACACAGCCCAGTCACCTACTTGCCAATCAGTAATGCCGTTAAGGTTTGTTGTGCCAGCAACAGAAACGATGTAGTAATCACCCTTGTTGCCAACACTAGAGGTAAGCGTAGGCGTGTTTGTACTGGCGTTCCATGAGCCTTGATAGACAAGTGCGCCAATAATGTTGCCTAATGAGCTTACCGTTTTTAACATTACGAACCATCTCCGGGAGTGATGTAGATGACAGCAGTACTGCTACTTGTGATACCAGTAAAGTAAGCGTTTGGAGGAAAAGAAATAATCTCATCCGTCCCTGCAAGAACTGGTATGCAATTAGCCGTAGAACTGACTATGGTTGCACTTGCTGCTGCTTGTGCAGAGGTAGTCCCAATCCCTAAGAAAACAGTTACAGAACCAGCATTCAAGATGCGGTATTGGTTGCCACCAAGAGTGGTGGACGCTGCTTGAATAGGGGTAGGTGCGCTGGTATTTGCCGTAAAGGTTACGGTATTACCAGAAGGACAGAATGGTGCGTTAACAGACATTTACGCACCTTCTCGTCTTGCTGCTGCCGCTGCTTGTGCAACAGCATAAGCATTCACAACATCTTCAGTCCATGCTGAGTTTGCAACTGCTTTAACTTTATCTGGAACACCAGCCAAATTTTGTCCGGGTGTTAATGAAGTTCGGTGATAAGTTTTGCTGATTTCGTTACCGTCTTCCATGATTCGTGTTGCTTCACGAAACAAAACTGTTCCATCTTCAATAACTGTAATCTGGTCAACAGACGTTGTTTTTTCGAGTGCCATAAGTTTCTCCTAAAAGTTTGCGCTGTATCTAACCTAACCAATTAAATTAGGTCAATGAACTTTTTTAACTTGATTTGTAAGTAAATACACCTCTAAAAGACATATATGATGTTCCACTAAAAGTGTTTCTTGTGCAGGTCGCATAATCAACTGTATTTTGTGGGACATATAGAGGAATTGCTGTACCTGAACCGTCAACCGAGGAAATTGGATTGTTCGGGTTGTTTCCAAAAATACATTGCGGCTCAGAAGAGACAACAGAAAATGGCAAGTTGCCAAGATACAACTGTGACGATGCGGTAATGGATGAAATGTTTGCGCTGTAATAAACAATGGTCACATACACCAAACGACCAATTTTTGTGTAACTCCCATTCGCCAAATCAACATATTGCGAACCGCTGGAATTTTGAATTCTTGGAGTCCAAGTTCCTTCTTCGTAATCATCAAGTGTGTTTACATTGGATGAATCATTAAACGCAGCAGGAAAAGTAATTCCTGTGCCTGTTTGGGGTGTTGCACCTTGAAGTGCAAATGATTTTCCTTTTTCAACTGCGGCTACTTGAGTGAAGCTAATGGTTCCATTAGCTGTTCCGCTGTCAGCAGATTGCCAAATGTGACCACCAGCAAGACCGTCTTGAAGATATAAGTTTGCATAACCATTTGCGACATATTTCCATACGCCACCGCTATAAAATGCGTTTTGCACCATCCTATAATCGTTTGTGCTGTATGAAACCTGTGAACCAGCTCCCATTTGAATGGCTTTATATGTTTGCCATGAGCTAAGAGTTGCTCCAACACTTAAATTTGTTCCATCGAAAGCAATGGCACTAGCATTTGCAGTAGCTACGTTACTGCTGTTTGTGTACACAACAGCATTGGCTTGACCGATAGTTACGTTTCCTGATTGAACAGTCACGTTAGCCAACGTCATGTTGTTGAGCGTGGTCACGGTGTTGCCAAGCTGGATAGCCGTGTTGCCCAACGTAATAGTGGTCGCAAAGTTGCTATCCAACTGCGACAAAGGGATAGAAGATGTTGCGCTGCCAAAGGTATACGGAACTGCCATTTAGAACCTCACTCTCAATTCGTGTTCAAACTCAAACGTGTTGTACGTCAATGCAGGGTCACTTGACGTAATTGTTAATCCCAAATACTTACCGTATTGTTGTGCGTCTGACTTGTAGAGCGCATAACCATTACTTGTAAGCCAGCCAATCGTCGCAGAAGAGTTGTTTATCCACGGGATTGTCTGTTGGGAATTGTTCAGCCAAGTAACGCTGTTGTTTAGGGTGTATTGTGGACTTGAACCAGTCTCGCTGTCCACCGTCACATTCAATGTACCGCCTGAAGTTAGGGTGGCTTCAATGCCAAACTTTAGAGCTTGCTTAGTCCTGATGGTGTCGCCCATCGGGTCAAGCGCAGTCTTAATCGTGCTGTTGATGTTGGCGGCAGAATCCCCGTACAGACGGATTAAATCCTTGCCTGTTGTGCCATACATATTGATAAGGCCAGACAGAGGAACAGAGGTCACATAGGTGAGCGCACCTTGGCTTGTAATGAACCATTTTTTCTCAAAAAATACCGCTTGCACGGCTCTTGGCGTAGCTGGAGATGTTGTTTGGTCGTTGTAAGTAAACGAAAAGGCTGCACACAAGATGTTGTTGAGCAGCACTTGCCCCCCAGAAACGGGCAAAGTGAAGTCAATCAACGGGAAAATCCCGTCCAACTGGTCAGAAATCTTGCTTGTGGTCGAGCCTACAAGGGCATACATCCCGTAGTCGTTCATCAGCAAAACTGAGCGGAAATACGGAAAAACAGCATAGGGCAAACGGCTGCCGATAGAGGCGCTGACGTTGGTGTTTGTGAACACAGTAGAGCCTGTAGCGGTCACACGCAGGTCAGAAAAGACGTTGATGCTGTCGTCGCCAAAAACATACAAGAAGTTATTGGCTGACAAGGCTGATTTGATGTTTCCGTGTAGGGTAGAGTCAGTCAGCGTGAAAGAACCCGCAGAAACGCTTGTAAAGTCGCTGTAAGACCCCGCCGCAGAGTATGTCTCCGTGCGTCCAGCACCCACCCAAACCCTGCCTGAGAACGTCGAAACGTCCACAATAGAGTCCAAATTGACGACAGCCTTGGCTGTAGCGTTGGTTGTAGCCCCGCCGCCCGTAATCGTGACGCTTGGCAGACTTGTGTAGCCAGAGCCGGGGTTTGTCATAACCACTTGCGTGACTTGACCGCCGCTAACAATAGCTATGCCGTTAGCACTTGCCCCACCGCCGCCAGAGATGGTCACAGTAGGCACGGATGTGTAACCTACGCCGCCATTCGTAACCAAAACGGTTACGGTTCCCTTTGCAAACGTGGTCAGTTGAGCCAATGCAGTAGCGTTAGCGCCGCCACCGCCAGAAATTGTGATGGTTGGAGGGGAGGTGTAGCCCGTGCCAGCGTTTGTTAGCGTGATGCTGTTCACAATGCCGGAACTGAGCGTTGCATTTGCGGTTGCGCTAGACCCGCCACCGCCTGTAATGCTCACAGAAGGGATAGAGGTATAGCCTGAACCAGACTGGGTAACGGTAATAGCAACCACATTACCGCCGGAAATGGTGGCACTAGCGGTGGCCTGAACCCCGCCAGTTACGTTTGGTGCGCCTATTGTGACGGTAGGAACGGACGTATAGCTGTTGCCAATAGCCGTAACTTGAATGCTTTGCACCCCGCCAGCACCCGTCGTGATACTTGCTTCAGCCGTAGCCTGTACGCCGTTGGACTGGTTTGGGGCTGAAATAGTAACAGTCGGGGCTGTTGTATAGCCGCTACCGGGGTTTGTGATGCCAATAAGACCCACAGAACCAATAGAGATTAGGTTAGCCCCATCCCAAGAAAACAAGCCCTTGTCGGGGTCGCCAATGATGACACGCTCGTTCTTGTACTGGGCTGTTGATACGCCAGAGGATGAGAATGTTCCAGCAGGTGCTACGTTGCCTTGTGTCAGCGTAGATAGATTGAAGTATTGCGCTGCACCATTGTCTTGGAATGAAAGTATGTAATCACTAACATTGATGTTTCCTGACGTAAGGTAGGTGGTCGTGTTAGCCCACGCCACAGCAGTATTGCCGGAATCCACCACGGTCTTTTGATGCGGAACAATTTTGATGTTGCCGTAGCCAATCGGCATGGCATTCTCAATCCATGCAAATTCTTCCTTATCAATAGCCGTCCTGTTGGCCTTGGTGTTTAGGCCTTTGAAGTTCTTAATGACAGCATAGGACTTTTTTTGCTCTGCTGCTGCCATGATTAGTACGGATTAGAGTAAGGGTCTGGGATACGACGGGTGAATACCGAGTTCAACACGGCATTAACTTGCTTGTCGTACTGCTGCTTGTAGATTTCAGCCTCACCGTAGCTCTGTTCCTTAAACTTGGCTTTGTAGGCCGCATAGTAAGGCACAGGGTTGGTGTAGGGGTCATTGATGGGGTCAACCTCATTCGGATTAGCCAACGTCAATGCTGTTGGCAAGATAACCGTGTCAAGGTCAACGGCGTAAGACTGGTCTGGCACAGGGCCAATGTAAATCTGAGACTGACCGTAGATGCTGAAGCACACGGGTCGGCCTACGTAGTTTTGCCAGTAGCGCAACTGAGCGTTGAAGTTTGTCCAAGGGAGGTAGCGCAAAGGAATGCGGCTGTTGCCCCAGTACAAATTGACGTTCAAAACGTCGAGCGTCTGCAAGCCTTGTGGCAAAGATGCGTAAGGGATGATTTCGCAGGGCGAGTCATATTGCAACTCAATGCTACCCACAAAGAAAGTCGTGCTTGGTGGGTAGGCTTGGTTGCCGTATGGGTACGGAGGCACATCACTTGGCAAAACGCCGCCAGTAATGACCTGATAGACAAAAATGCCAGAGAACACATAGTCTCCGGCAGATACTACAGTCCCTTCAGCCCAAGATATTGCTGTTTCCCCAGTTGTGGAAATGGGGGTGTATATCGACTGAATAGTGCGTAGGCAACCAGTATCCCTAACAACTCGCTCACGGGCTTGATTGATGTAGTCCGTTAGCTCCGTTGTTGACCAAAAGACCGAGTTTGCATCATGCAATAGTCTTTGGACATCCGTAATGTAGGATGAAAGGGTTGCCATGTAGCGTCCATATTATGCTGCCCTAGCATGGGACGACTTTCCCCCGGCACGTTTCTCAACGTGCAGAGGTACTACGCCGACCGCCGAGGGTAACGAGCGGTTCTTTTCAACTGGAGCCTCTGTCGAAATCTCAAACTTCGCCAGCTTCTCCAATGCTTGTTCTAATTCGGAGTGGAGCCGTATAAAGCCCAAACGAGCTAAATACGGTTCCTTGTTTTCTTGTCCGTAACCAAAAATATGCTTTGCAGCGTTGGGCGACAAAGCAACAGTTTTGCCAGCAGGAAACTTGTATTCTTCGTAATTAAACTCAGAAACAAGTTCCTTGTCGGTTGTGTTGGTTACATAGACAAGTTCGGTCATAGATTCACAATGTCACCGTAAACCGTAACGTCAACAGTCGCATCCACGGGGTTTTCAACTTTCAAGAACAAAGCGCCAGACGAGTAGACGTTAGAAACGGCATTTGCTACTGGGGCAATGTCTTGGAAAGTGGTTGTGTTTGTGATGTTTGACAGCTTGGTTTTTGCAAAAACAGCGTTAGCAGTTGCGCCATCGTTAGTCAGAATAATGCTGACGTTAGCGGTAGCGCAACTTGCGTTTGCGTTAGAGAAAGTGACACGGCGAACAATGTATGACGTACCCGTAACAGACATGGTAGCCGCCACGTTGCTTGCTGCGTTGATTGGAACAGCAGAAGCAGAAGCGATGGCATAGTTGCCAAAACTGTCTGGGTAATTTGCACCTACATGGTTCGAATTCATGCCAACTCCTTAAGTGTTGTAAGTGCCAGTAGCGGAGTTGCCGCCGTTGACAGTATACAAAGTCAAGGTTTGGGTACTTGTAGTTGCGTTTGCACGGACGTTGTAACCGTCAGAAATGACAGTACCGCCTGTGTTAGCTGCAATATAAGTAGTCCAAGCGTTAGCAGAACCTGTGTACGCATTCACTTCAATAGCCACGTTGTTAGTGGTTTGAGGCAAGATGTACACACCAGCGGGAACCAACTGGGCGCTAGAAGCACCAGCATTCATAGCGGTAGTGTTACCGATACCGATGCTAGAGATTGTTACGCCTTGGAGGTACGCACCAGCGGTGTTGGTCGCTGCATTTGCAAGGATGATTTTATTTAGTGCTAATGCCATTTTTTACTCCTTACAGCGAGAGGTAGTTGTAACCAGTCACCTTGGTCATGGCTTTTGGCTTGACGTTCACCAATTCGGCAATCATCAAAACAGCACCAACATAACCAATCTGCCAGTTGGGGAGTGTGGACTCGAAACCTGTAAACACAAACGAGCCTTGTTCGTGGATGTACAACGACAAGTAGTTGGTGTTCAGGAAGTACACAGTACCTTCTGGGCAGTATGGGTCTGGGTAGATTGGCACACCAGCAACCATCAATGCACGGAATGCAGCTTGAGGGCCGTTGGGGTCATTGTCAAAGCCAGAACCGGGGGTGATGACGTATTGCTCTTGACCAACAAAGTCTTGAGCCAAGAGTGTCCATGTGCCGAAGCCGCAAACACCGAACGAAGGCATTTCTGCACCGTTCTTCACAGTACCAGAGATGTACTGCAAGATGTTTTGACGGGTTGGGTTCACAGAGCCAGCAGCGTACTGCTTGGACTGCCACCAGCTATAGGTCGAACGGTCAATGTTGCCGTATGTGCCTGAAGAAGACACGGCGGCTGGCAAACCGATGAACTGCTGAGTGTTAGTGGTGTTGTTGTACAAGGCTGTAGCCATTGCGTCCATCATCACGTTGGTTGCGTCGTTCATACGAGCTTCAATCAACGGAATAATGGCTGCGTCTTGCTGAACTGCACCTTCCATACCAAGGAACGGCACGGGAGAAATCATCAGCTTCAGGTCGTATTCAGCGTTGTAAGCACCTTGTTGGACAGACGGTTGAGCGAACGAGCCGCTGTAGTCTGACCATTGAGCGTTCACAAACTGTGCGCCTTGGACGGGAACGGTTACAGAAGAAACACCGCCAGAGGCTTGCTGACTGTTGGCAATCAGAGCCGCCATTAGAGGTGTCGAGTTATAAAGCTGGACAACCAGCTTGGGGATGAAGGCTCTACGAGTAACGTAGGTCAACTCATTAAACTGACTTGACCCTGTTGCTGGTAGGATGCCGCCGCCAATAGCCATAAGGCCTCCTTAGTTAAAAAAATACCCTCTTACAACCCAATGGGTCTGCTTGGTTTACGCAGGTCATTGAGTGCATTCATTGCTTCATCTCTGGCTGCTGCCGCAGGGTTTTTCCAATACTTGTTCAGGTCAAACTTCTTCACAGCGGAAGGGTTGTAACCAGACGATGTAGGAACCGCTGCTTGCTTCATCCATTGATGATACTGAGCCGCTGTTTCATGGCTTGTGATGCCTTGCTCCAGCATGATTTTTTCTACATCCTTGACTTCATCTTCAGAAGAAATCAAACCCTTTTTCAACAATGCCTGACGACGTTTGTTGAGTTCGTCCACAGCGTCCTTTTCACGGAGCTTGGCTTCCAACTGCATCACACGCTCTTCAGCTTTGGAAACAGCACGTTGAGTGTTGTCTTCAATCTCAAGTTCGGGGATTAAGAGGTCTGGCTTGACTTTTTTGGTCATGCGTAAGAACTCTTTGCGAGTTGCAGGGTTATCCGCTAGAGATTGCGCCAAGGCAGCAAGCTCATCACGGGCTTCTAGTGATACGTTTTCAAGTGACATAAATTTACCCTCTTATCTGAATTAGATAACTTTTTTACCGTCACCGGGCTTTTGCACAGCCATGCCAGTTTTGCCAACCTTGTTAGGGGCTGACAAACCGCCAAGCTGCGAGAAGCGAGGTGTGTTTGTTACAACGCCGTGCTGCTGATTGTTATCAGTAGGACGACGGGGTGCGGCTGCGCCACGGGGTTTGAATAAATCCATGATGGACTCCTTACATTGCGGGTGGTTGTGGTGCGCCGCCAGTTAGGGGCATACCGGGAATCGGCGCTTTTGCGATTGCGTTACCTTCAGGCGTTGCGCCACCAGCTTGAGGTAATGCTTGCAACATCTGAAGAATCTCAGATTGCTGAAGTTCGTTTGTTTTGTTTTTGCGTGGGCCAAGCGTCTTATTGATTGCGCCGATAGCTGCAAGGATTGCACGACCCGCATCTGTATCTGAACCGATTGCTGGCAACGATTGCTCTAGCAAGTCTTGAGCCATGCCCAAGTTAATCATTGCGGCTTCTTTGCTTCCCATCTTTGGTTCGGGAGTAGACATTGGAGAAGCCATTGGTGGAGTTTCTGCATCTGACATAGCTCCGGGGGGTGGTGCAATACCTTCGCCGGGCATATTGATTCCAGAGGGAGTGCCGCCACCAGCCGAACGGGGGCTACGCATTAACTCCATCAACTTGTCTTGCGGAACGCTCATAAAAACTCCTTGGTCGAGTTTGTAACCACTTACAAACCTGCTGTCAATAGGTGGGGGACATTTTAATTCCGTCCCCCAAAGAACTTTGAACGGTCAAACCGCAATTAACGGGGTTGCCCCCAGTTAATTACTTGCGGCTCTTACGACCTTTGCGAGCTTTACGTGCCATGTTAATGACTCCTTAAAACAGCGGCCACTTACTTAAACAGGGGAAGCAGCCATACCCTTTTTCCTTGCGGGAAAATCTTAACGACGGGTCTTGCGACCTTTCTTAGCCATCTTGCGGTACATAGTGGTTCCTTTGTTAATTAACGACGAGAATAGTCCCTTTGACTACGCCCTGATGTATTTTTAACCCCAGTAGTGCGGTATGTCAAGTTAGGACTCGCTTCGCTTCTTTTCAGCGAACTTGTGTCAACCCGTGGCTGGTCTGCCTTGGGTGCTGTGCCTCTTGCTGCTGGTGTTGTTGCCATCATCCCACCTGTCTAAGTTCTGGTTTGCCCTCTGGCTTTGGCGGCTTTTGCTCTTGTGCAGCTTTAGCCGCCGCTGCTTGTTCTTGCTTTTCTTCCATCTTTTTCAGACGGTCTTTGAGTAATTGTTTCATCGGTGGTTCAAGCAAGTCAAGCAACGATTCTTTGTCAATCACCTGCTTGTCAAACAACTGGAACGCAAGCTGGCGCATATCTTCCATGAAGATGGGCGAGTTGGAGTGAGCATCGACCTTGACCACAAAGTCTTTGGTAAACTGCTCGGCAATGAACTTGCGGCCTTCCATGTCTGTGAAGTGCGTTGGGTCATAGACCTGCATACACTTGAGGTACAAGGTAGCCAGTTTTTCTAAGCTGTCCTCAATGACGAGGGCACGTTTCTTGGCACGGCTAGAACCCAGACGGGCAAGCTGCGAGGCGTGGCCTGACGAGCGCACACCGCTTTCGCCCTTACCTTGCAAAACGCTGACAATGCCTGATGCTTCTTCAAACATTGCGTCAATCTCTTGGATTTCACGGAACAGGTCTGGCGGGATTTCTGGGGCCAACTTTTCCACCTTGGCGTTTGGCATATCTGTCGCCAACACGCCGCCAGAGCGGTTCAGAGCAAAGTTCTTTTCGTCAATGATGCCTGTAAAGCCAATCATTGCGGTGGGTGGGGAGACTTGCTTGGAGAGCAGGTCAAGGATTTCAGTCATGCGCTTGTTGCGTAGCTGCTGCAAGAACACAAGACGCTGGACTTCTGACATACCCCAGAGGTAGTCGTAGAGCGGGTTGGGGCAGATTTGCACAAATGGCAACTCGCCTTTGATGAAGATTTGTTCACCGGGGCGGTCATAAATGATGACATCGGGGTCAGCCTTGGTAACCACTTGGTAATCTTTGGTGTCGTCGTTCCACACCCAGAGTTCTGTCATCTCGACGGTTTCCTCTGAGACTTCAGCCTTAAACCTGTTCATGCCAGCAAGGTCAAGGTTGACGTTACCGTACATGGTTGGGTTGGACTGCGAGAGGACGATGCGCTCAATGCCGTTGGCTACTTCTGTGCGCTGGTGCTGCATTGTCGTGATTCGCTTGACAATGGAATCACGCTTGGGGTGAGAGTAGAGGCGGTCATAGAGTTCAGACTTTGTGATGTAGTAGGTCTGGACAATCGCTTCTTGCCTGTCGGTGTAGGCCGTATCTTCCCGCAACACGCCCATGCAAGCGGGTTCAACCATATAGGGGTGGATGCCGTTTTTGATGACGAGCTTCACAAACGTCGAGTTATAGGCCAGCGCCCAAGTCACAGCCGAGGCGAACACTTGGTCAGCGTTGCTATTTAGCCACTCATCGTTCAGCGCACGGGTCAAAGCGGGAACCTTGACCTGTTCTGAGTCCGGCACGGCAGCGCCAGTATTGATGCTGAACCTTGTTGTCTCGGCTGAGTAGAGGAACGAGGTCAGTTGGTCAATGTGTGGGTAGATTTTGTTGTACAGAGCCGGAGCTTCGTCCGGCCCGTTACCGAATAAGTACCAACTCCGCAGGGAGCCGTAATCGGTTTTCCGCTCTTCACGGGAAACCATACATTTCTGAATCAGGTCAAGATAGAAATATTCACGGTCTTCTGGGTTGTTGGGTATTCTCATTACTTACTCACAGATAGGTTTTCGTGGTCAGCAATATAACTTGCGGGGGCAGGGCCAGACAAGTTACCAGCTGACTTGGGGTTAATTCCCACGGATTCTCCGGCAACGGACTTGAATTGTCCAGCCATGACCGATTTCATGTTGATGTTGCCGCCGCCGCCCCAGATAACCGAGTCGCCGGGGCGTGGTTGGGCAGCTTGCATCTGATTATTGTGCGCCATAGCTTCTGTCGCCTCTGCAAACTGCTTATCAGTCAGCTTGTTCTTGCGTTTCATGTAGCCAGTCTGGTGTTCACCCTCTCTGGTGGTCTTGATGTCCGTCATGTCGTACTCAATCGCCAGTTGTTTGAGGTTTTTGTCCGTTGATTTGGTCTTATCTGACTTCAAACTGACTGGTTTTAGGAAAACGACGGATATTTCGCCCTTACAGAACTTTATGGGGCACTTTGGCTCCCATGCTTCAAATAATCCGTGTTGGTCACAGCAATAGTCTTTCAAAACAGCCATAGTTACCCTCTTAGTGCTTCGTTTAGGTCGGATTCGCTGTAATCGTGGCGGTTGACCATGCCGACACGCAGCTTGATGCCTTCTGACGTTAGTTTTAGCCCCATTTTGGGCAAAATTGCGGGTTTTGGCTCCCGTCTGTAGTCCACATAGCGGGTGTTATCGGGGCGTTTCATTACTTTTACCTTACCCGCTTTCCAATGCATATAGGCTTTGTTGACCCTGCGCTGGACTGTTTCCGTCAATGGTTCGGACTGTTTCTGGAAAACATCCAGAAAATGAGAGCTTGACACCCCTGCAAGTTCGCAAAACAGGGCGATGCTGATGCCTCTGTCCTTGTCAGCAATGAACTTAGCCATCTGACGTTTGAGTTCTTCTTTGTAAAGAGGGGTCATTGTTGTATTAACTGCCATACATACCAATCCGTTTGAGGTAGTCACTTACGTTTCTGCCTACAGAAATTTGCTCTGGCGTGAAATCTTCTTGTGCTTGGCTAATATTTCGGGTCAGTCGTTGGGCAATCAAGCGTGGCTGAACCTGCTCGGCGTAGGCAACGGAGGCCAGAGCAGCAGCGATTACTCGGTCATCTTTGGCTCTGCCGGGTGCGCCGATGAACCCATCTTCACGAACGATGCTCTTCATCTCTTCAAGCGTGTCCATGCTCTTGATGGTCATCATCTCCCGCTCGAAATAGTCCTTCATGTAGTTGAGCATCCGCTCTTTGGTTGAGCTTGTGGTCAAGTAGCCAATGCTGTTGGACAAGCCGCCGAGAGTGTCGTTGCGTCGCCAGATATAGTTTTGCATGGAGCCAAGAACGTCGAGCAGTCCATGACCGACAGGGCCACCCATAGCAACGGCTTGGCGCTTCAGGTTTCGGATTTCGTTGATGACAGCTTGACCGGGGCCGTTGACTTCCAAGTTCAGAGTGCTGTTCTTGTAAGCGCCAGCAAGGTGAGCAATCACCCAAGCGAACTGGTAGGTGTTCATCTCGCTGGTTGCGAACTCAGCTACTTGGTCAAGTCCATCTGCATAACAACGAAACACTTGGATGCAGAATCGGTCAGCCCAGTCAGAGCTTCCATACGCAGGGTCAGCACCGATGACGTAATACGCTGTGTCAATAGGCTCTTGCCATATCTTGAGAGTGCCAAGGCGCTCTGTTGACGGGATGACTTGGGTATCTTGGAACAGTTGTCCAAAGACGTAACGGAAATGGTCAGGGTCTTCTTTCTTGGCTTTCTTGGCTGCATCAGTACACCTACTGTTGGAAAAGAAACTTGTACCTGTCATCACAAAGGCATAGTCCTCAGTAGGCGGGAACTCCTGATACATCAGGCTTTCGTCCTTGATACCTTCGTGCATTTTCCAGCGCCACCAAGCCATTTGGCGTGAGTTAATCTCTACGCCATAAAGTTTCTTGATGTCTTTGACCCATTCTTTCTCTTCGCCCGTGAGCTTGCCATCCCAGTACACCTTGTAGATGTTGCTCTCAGGGTCAACGGTATAGAACTCATTGCGCCACCAGCCGCAGAAAATAGCACGTTGTGTTCGTGCGTTCTTAGCGGTCTTGTACATATCGTGGAACATATTGAAGCCCTGCGCCGTAGATTCAAACATATAGAGGCGTTCGGGGTTCTTCTCGGCAAGAGAGGCTATGAGGGAAGCCAATCCCTCTTCATTACCCCATGAGGCTGTTTCAGTACCGTGCAAGTAAGTGATGGCCTTGCCCTGCCCCAGTCGAGACTTATTGCCAGCGATTTGATAGAAGAGGCGGCTTCGGTTCTTGAGTACCATCTGGTTCCTATTGTGGGCAACCAGCGGAATCTTGAACTCTTTGGGGAGTCCTTCCATATACATAGCAAGAGTTGAACGGAACATATCTCGGTTCTCTTCTGTATCAGCAACCAATGTTCCTTGCCATCCGGGGTGCGTAAACTGCCAGTAGAGGTCGAGAGCGAGTGAAATGGTTGTGATACCAAGCTGACGACCTTTGAGAATGACATAGAAGTGGACATCTTCTTCCAATCCTTTCGCAATTTCATCCATCACATAAGTCTGCGTCCCCAAGAGTTTGCCCATCTTCTTTAGGCCTTCCTCTTTGGTTTCGATTTTCAGTTCGCTACAAAACTTGTAGAACTTTTTGAGGTCAAACTTCATCGGCTCTGTTTCAAGTTAGGTGGCAGGGGATTGTTGTTCATTATGTTCTTTGCCGTGTCCAAGAACAACTCTACGTTGTTGTTCATCCGGGCTTGGTAGAGGTGGAACACCCCGTCCTCAAAGTAAGTGCCGATGCCGTACTTGCCGTAGGTATGGAGATGCCAAGCGCCCTCGTCTGGGTCTTTGGTGTAGCAGACAGGGTAGAGGGTCTTGTAGCGGATGTCAGCCATCTCAGCGGAGTAGCTGACGTTCTCGGCTACGTCTGCATTCGGCGTTTCAGAGAAGGTGGGCTTGCCGAGCTTTTCCCAAGTCTCACGCCACATGAAGAAGAAGGCGGGGGCAGCAAAGATATGGGACTTTGGCGGGATGTGGTTGCTGGCTTGAGCAATGCCGACAAAGGATTTGTTTTCAACGCAGTAAGCAATGGCCTCGTCCACCACAGCCTTGTTGGTCGGGATGCAATCAATATCCAGAAAGCCAACAACATCGGCCTTGCTGTTGTCCATGATGTGATTCATCCAGCCGCCGTGGGGGAGCTTTTGCAAGTGGTAGTTCACTTCAATGCCAAGGTGCTTGCAAACATCCGTGTGAGCTTGCACTAACTTAGCGTCAGTCTCAGGCCAAGCAAGGGTGTATATCTCTACTGTTGTCATACTCTGATGACCTCTTTGTGGTTGTAAGTCTTGTATCCGTCACCAAGGTCAGCAATGACTTTGGCGTGGTCGGGAACGGGCAATCCGTTGAGTTCGTAGTGAAAGGCGTAGGTGGTTGTGTAGTTGACAGTAGGCTTGACAGAACGAGCCATAGGGATGCCTGACTTGCACACCTCAAACCAGAAGTATCTGTCACCAATCAAGCCCTGTCCGTTGGGTTTGCATATCCAAGAATGGATGAGCAGGTAGGCGTTGCGGTGAATCAGGTAGCAGTTGGTGTCGTTGAAGTTCACACCATCTGACTCGGTATCCACAGCCATGAATGCGCCATCAAGGGTGTAGAGGTTGCGGGGGCAGGTCACCAAGGCTTTGTCTGAATGCTGCATGATGTCAACCATGTTGGCTATGTGTTCAGGCTCTAGCCAGCAGTCAGCATCCAGAAAGCAAATAGCATCGTAGCCTCTGGCAGCGGCAACGGCGTAACCTACAACCCTCGGCGTGTCGCCAGTATCCCCGCAGTTTGGCAGTTTGATGTGTTCGCACTCCCACGTATCAATGAAGTCTCTCTCATGTCCGTCAGCCACCATAAAGTGTTTGACATCCTTGTAGGTCTGGCTCACAACGGACTTGTGACACCGAGCTAGGGTGTTGAGGTCTTCCTTGTAGTAGGGCGTGATAACAGCAACCTTCATTTCATTCTTTCATCTGTCCAGTCAGCTATCTCCATAGCCACCAACTTGTTCTTTGCACATGAGAGCAGTTCTTTGTAAAACAAGGCTGAGTAGGTTTCCTCCCACTCCCGTGCCAGCTTCCTCTTAGCCGCAGGGCTAATGCAGGACAAGGCTCTTTGCATCTCTCTCTTCAAGCGCAGACGGGAGTTGTAAAGCTCCATCTGCATATCCTTCTCTGTATCCGTGTTGTAGTGCTTCATTTATGCAAACCACCCTTCTTATCTCAGACTGGCGCAAAAGGTCAGCCAAGAGACAGCACACCGCTCTTAGCTCATCCTCCTCCATCCATAACCAGTCCACTTGAGCCATCTTTAAGCCACCCTCCACACCCGGACTACATCACCCTCAGTCTTAGCCATAAACTTCAATCCAAGCCTCTTAGAAGCCCGGTAATTGGCATTCAAAACCTTCTGACGAGCAGCCACAGGCACAGTAAAACTGTCACCCACATCCATCTCCTGATACGGGTACGAATAAACCACCCTCGGCATCGGAACTACTACTCCACGTTCTACTTCAATAACTTGCATAGCATCTCTACCCCTCTATCTATAACCATATATTACAGGCAAAAAAAGGGCTACGCAAGTGGGTACTCACGTAGCCTAACTCTCTTAGGTCAACTGCATTGGTTGCGGTGGCTAGACTCGCACTAGCGTTCTTCAGCTTATGAGGCTGACGAGATACTTCTTCTCCACACCGCACTTAGACTGTATCAGAAAACATAAATTTTTTTTGGGGGGGGATAGGTTGGGGGCACACCCTTTTCTAATCCCAAACCCAAATCGAGTGGGCGTGATGTCGTTGCGTGTAATGACTATGCAAGGGAATTCCCATGCCCCAAGACTAGGCGGGTAGCGGGTAGCGTCTTACGTTTTTCTGTAGTGAGAAAAGCGTGAGAACCCCCATTCGTTTCCCGTTGTCTGACAGACAGGCATAGACTTAGATAGATACACACACCTAGACTATGTATTACTGTATAGGTTTAAGTCTATATAGATACATAGTATATCTAACATCTATAAACTTAACAGTCTAGGAATATAAACTACTGGATAAAAAGACATTAGGGTTTTGCTTACAACATTTAAGTTGTTGATTTATAAGACTATTTCAAAAGCTGGCACGATTCTATTATGCTATATATATGAAAGGGCTAGATTTTTAGCCCTCTACTTTGAAAGGAAGTTTCCATGCAAACATACATTCACGACATCAGAACACACATAGAAGCGTCAGCGCCTTGCTCTATGTTCAGCGTTGCCTTATGGGTTCAAGACCAGCTAGAACTCTCTACAGTAGGTTTTCTAAGCGTCATTGATGCCTTGGTAACCCTTGGTGAAATAGAAGTGTCTAGCAATGATTATGGGCTAGTCATTGATTTGCTATAATCTAATCGTCAACTAATCAAAAGGAAGTTCCACTATGTCTCAATCAATCTATGAAGAAGTGACAAACAGCATCATCGAGCAACTCGAAAAGGGTGCAATTCCATGGGTTAAGCCTTGGAAAGCTGACAGTAGCGCTGACAAAAACGTCATCTCTCAAAAGCCCTATCAAGGGATAAACCGCCTTATCTTAGGCATGACAGCCATGGTCAAGGGCTACACGGTTCCCGCATGGGCTAGCTTCAAACAATGGGAGTCCTTGGGGGCTTACGTCAAAAAAGGCGAAAAGGGCACTCGAATCGTGTTTTACAGCCCTGTCAGCAAAGAAAACAAACAAACGGGCGAAACCGAAAGCTACAGCGTATTAAAGTCTTATGTAGTGTTCAACGCTAGCCAAGTAGAGGGCTTAACAATAACGACAGTTGAACCAGAAGAAAAGCCATTCACAGCTAACCAGTTAGCAGAGGAAAGAATCGTTAAAACTGGGGCTTTAATCTCGCATGGTAGTGATGCCGCCTTTTATATGCCCTCTCAAGACCGCATCCAATTACCGCATAAGACCGCCTTTGATGCTGAATGTCATTACTATGCGACAGCATTCCATGAATTAGTGCATTGGACAGGGCATGAAACACGCTGTAAACGTGACTTAAAAGGCAAATACGGGAATCCCGCCTATGCTTTTGAGGAATTAGTGGCTGAAATGGGAGCGGCATTCCTCTGTCAAGACTATGGCATTCAAGGCGAACTAAGACACGCTGGATATATCCAATCGTGGCTTAAAGCCCTTAAAGACGATTCAAAGGCTATCTTTAAGGCATCAGCATTGGCTCAAAAGGCCGCCGATTACATCAACGGGCTTGACGCTACAGCCCTCCCGCTCGCCGCATAAGGGCATAACGTGAAAGGCTACGGGCTAGCCTTTTGCGGTAGCGCCTTGCTACTGTTAACCATTGGAGTCTGTGACCATGAAAACCACGAAACCACGCAAACCAGCAAAACCACGCTTGACCAGCGGGAAACGTAACTTTCCCAAGTGGAATGACAATATGAGCGTGAGAGAGTACATCGAGGCCTATTTCAACGCAAATAACCACGTATATGGCAACAATACGGGCTGTGACGTTTACCGTTCTCTTTTCGCCCACGCATAAGGGGTTAGACATGAGAGAAATCGAAGTCAAGACAATGCAAACATGGCTCAGAACTGGGGCTATTACCGAAACCGAGCGAGGTTCAGAAAATGCCTATTTCGTTGACCAGTTCGACAATGAGTATTTTTGCAAGGTTCACCATACGCACCATGTTGACGGTTCACCCGTTGACCTTATGACCTTGTAAACCCCCATACGCCCCCACGGGGGCATGAAAGGCTAACCATGTTTAACCCTACCCCTGCCCCTTGGAGGTTTCGAGACAATCGAGCCTTTAATTGGAAAACCAATCCCTTGAGCGTTACAAGCAACAAATCCACAATAGCCAACATCCCAAATAGGCGCTCGATACCCGATGACCAGAAAGAATCCAATGCCAGATTGATAGCCGCATCCCCGGAGCTTTTCGGGTGTCTGTTGTCCATGTTGAAATGGTACTCAAATCGGCTTGACGGGCACAACATAAGCCCCTATGACAACCAACCCCCAGAAATCCAAAGGGCTATGGACGTATACAAAACCATCACCGGAGAAGATTACAAATGAACCACCAGTTCAGAGAAAACTACAACCCCGCCCCTGCTGAACCCCAAGAGGTTACAGAATGGACAACCCCCGACCTAGTGGTTTTGTGGCTCTCAGGCGTGGGTTGGGGTCTAGTGATAGCCCTGCTATGGCTGTAAAAACCCATTGGCAACCCCTACACGCCCCCACACGCACCTGTGATGCGTTGGGGGTCTGTCAGTCTAGACAATGCCCCAAATGCCCCAATAAACCCCGAAAGGTTAAGACAATGAAGAAACCAGTTGACAAAGCCCCAATGACTTAGGTTATCATTCGCACCGTTGTCGTAGTGGTCAACAAGTGAAAGCCATTTACTCATGCCTCGCCCCGTTTTAGGGGAACCACTACGGGGCAGTAGTAAGTGGCTTTTTTTGTTGGTCATCACAATACACGGGGGCATCACCCACCCCTTGTAACGGTTCTGACGACCAATACAGATAAACGTGGCGAACCTGCCTTGTCATCCCTAAGTGAGCATCTTTCGGGTGAGTACCAAGTGGGAGGTCAACAAGGGATTGAAACCCCGATGAACCTAGCCTAGATAAACGAGAGTCAGTTATCCCTTGTGGATAAGTTACCCACAGTCCCTGTACGTGGGTGCTTCGTCTACGTCTTAATTAAAAAAAAGGTTAATGGGAATGCAGAGATAGCATTCCTAACCTACAGATGAAAGGTAGTTACCCATGACAAAAGAAGAAGAGATGGCCTTGCGTGAGTTAGCCGCAAAGCCACACTACATCAGTAAAGTCTCTGACGTTCTAGGCCCATTGTCCCTATGGTCTAAAAGTGGCTTAGAGGCCGAGATACGCAAAGCAGTAGAGGCCGAGCGTGAGGCGTGTGCTCAGATTGCCGACAGACTTGCTGACCAAGATTTAGAGCATAACTTTTCTGCACTCATTGCACACAATATCAGAGCAAGGACAAAACATGAATGAAGTCTTAGCCCTACTCATACAACGAAAGAAGAACCTAGATGCCCAATACAAAAGAACCCCAACCATACATACCTACATCAGGAAGTCTGAACTGGACTACCTACTCAAACGCATCTATGACCAAACAAGCTGCACACCAGATTCTCAACCTACAGAAGCAAGGTGTCAGACAAAACCCCATAGCCGTAACCCACGCCTTGATAGTAACGGGAGACTTGTAGCATGACAGACAAAAAACTACTTGAACTGGCTGCTAAAGCGGCTGGAATTGAAATTGAATGGGATGAATCTTTAGATTGTTGGGTTATGCCAAACGATGAGGATGGGTGGTTTTCCGTTGTTAGGTGGAACCCACTTGATAACAGCACTCAAGCATTTAACCTAGCTGTTAAGTTAAGACTAGATGTTCACATTCGTGGAATCGAAACAATAGTTCCATTTAGAGATGTAAGGCCAGTTAAGCATAAAGAAAATCCTTACGCAGCTACAAGACGGGCTATCGTTGAAACAGTAGCAGAGATTGAAAGGGCAAAGTAAATGGATATCTTTGATGACCTGTTAAACATAGTCCTAATCAGTATGGTCTTAGGCATAGGCGCTCTAGGTTTCTTTGGTGTCTTAGGCTTTTACCTATTCTTGCTAGAGGACTAACATGACACCAGAAGATGAAGAGTTTGAAGCCCTAGAAAGGCGTTTAAAGGCTAAGACAACCCAACCCTCACAAGGCTGGAGAAAACGTCAAATAGAGGCCTTTAAACTAGCCCTAGACGCATTGGAAGAACCCAAGGAACACATAGCCAAACACAAACGCCTAGAGGCTGTTGTAACAATCCGACAAATCCTAAAAGAAAAGGAGACTAACCAACAAGAAGACTAAACATCTAACTGTATAATCCAATCTCCCCTAACTAGACAAGGAAGTATCCTATGAATCTGTGTATCACCTGCTCACACTTTGAGCTGAACTCTGAACATCCCGACCCAGAGTTCGGGCTATGCAACCGCATACCACCCCAGTTAAGTCTCATAACTGGCAAGCCCAAGAAACCCCTATCCAACTTCGCATCGGTAGAACGTCTGCCCCACAACCCCTGTGGGGTTGCTGGCAAACTCCACACCGACCCAACCCTGTCAGCCTATACAACGGAGGTTCCAAATGTCTGACTTCTCACCCGAAACCCGTAACTCTGCTATCTGGTCTGGCGACAGCCGCAAGGTAGCCCAAGGCCGTGCTAATGAAGTCATCTTGACCAAGCTAGGCATGATGGAGATACCCGACCTGTCAGACGTTGAAGCTGTCCAAATGGGTCACGTTATGGAACCCGTCATCGGCAGACTTGCTCAATCCAAACTTGGCATTGAGTTAACCAAGATTGAAGAAGCCCTCACCCACCCCAAAGAAGCATGGCTACGCTCACACTTTGACTTTGCAGGAAAAGAAAATGGTAAGACTGTTCTGGTTGAATGTAAGAACTACAACGCTGCTGTGCGTTCTAAGTTTGATGCGGAAACTGGAATCATCCCTGCTGCGGATATGGCTCAACTCATACACGAAGCCACAGTATTCGGAGTGGACAAGGTTTATCTGGCGGTTCTATTCGGTGGTCAGGAGTTTTTCCTTGCGTCTTTCAACATCTCCGAAGAACAGAAACTTGAGCTAATCAAGCAAATGGCTGAAGTCTGGGCACGGGTTATGACTAAAAACCCGTTTCCACCGGAAGATGTTGAGCAAGCCAAGCTCATATATCCAGTATCCACAGAAGGCGTTAAAACAGCCTCACAGAGCGTTGAAGAGGCTTGTCGCACCCTATACCTCATCAAGCAAGAATTAAAGGCTCTAGAGACTCGCCAAGACCAGCTACAGACCCTTATTGAAGGCTATATGGGTGACAGAGATACGTTAGCCACCATTGAGGGCAATGTCCTAGCGACTTGGAAATCAGCCAAACCATCCATCAAGTTCGATGCCAAACTGTTTGAGAAGGCTATGCCAGACATCTACAAGCAGTTTATGCGAGAAGTTCCCGGCTCACGCCGTTTTTTAATCAAGTGAGGTTCACAAATGAGATTTTCAAAAGCAAAAGGGAAGGTTTCCAAAGAGCATCCTATGCACAAGCTGTACGAATCGGCATCTGAGATTGTGTCAAGAACGGAGCAAGCCTACAAAGATGCCGGAGTTTCTGTTCCGGAAAGTTTTGCTTTGCCAGTTTGGATAGATGCAGAACCAGTAATGAAAATTACGATTGAAGTAGGCTCACAAACTACTGCCGACTACGCAATCTTCAAAGCGCAAACAAAAGGGGATAAAGCATGAAAGCATATCCATTCCAACACAAGAACCCTACCTCTGGCTTAGTCTCTGAATCAGAAGGTATGGACTTACGGGACTACTTTGCTGCTCAAGCTATGCAAGCAGTAATTGTTAATTCAGACAGAGAATCAACAGCAGTTGACGAAGTTCATACTTGGATTGGCTCATACGCATACACGGTAGCAGACGCAATGCTAAAAGCTAGGGAGGTCAAGCATGACAACAACTGACCTAGCAATCTACATCATGGCAGTCAGTTCTGTCATTGATACCGCAATCACACTTTTGGAGAAGTTTCTATGAGCAATCTCGTACCGTTCCATGAAATTGAACAAATGGCAACATCTGTTGCTGCTTCAAAGTTGTTTGGAATAAACAACAAAGACCAAGCCGTAGCTTTGATGCTTTTGTGTCAAGCAGAGGGTTTACATCCAGCGATTGCTGCTAGGGATTACCACCTAATCCAAGGACGACCTGCCCTTAAAGCAGATGCAATGCTTGCCCGTTTCCAACAGGCTGGCGGTAAAGTTGAATGGAAGGAATACACAGATGCAAAAGTCACGGGGCTTTTTAGCCACCCGCAGGGGGGTAGTCTTGAGGTGTCATGGAGCCTCGCTCAAGCAAAAGCAATCGGCATTGCCAATAAGGATAATTGGAAGAACTACCCAAGAGCGATGCTACGGGCTAGAGTTGTATCGGAAGGCATCCGTAGCGTATATCCCGGGTGTGTTGTCGGGGTCTATACACCTGAAGAGGTGCAAGACTTTACGCCCCCAAGTCCTGCACCAGCCAAAGATATGGGCATGGCAGAGCGGGTGGAGGACGTATCTACGACTGAGATACAGGATATTCAGGAAGCAGACGGAGCCTTCAAACTATACCTACCCAACACAGAAGAGCCTTATGCCGCCTATCACACCAAAGAAGAATGGGTGACAGGCTACGCTCAGATGGTCTTCAAAATCTTTAACTCGCCAAAGTTCACCGAGGAAGCTAAAGAAGAGAAGTTAGCCATGTTGGATAACTGCAACATCGAGATGCGTGAGAAGTTGGACTCATTCCAGAAACTCAAACTCCGCACAGAGCTTGTTGCTATGGGAGTGCCACAAGGCCCAAAAGCGTCAAAGTCCCCATCCTCTCAAGAACAGGAACCCAACGAGAAAACATCCTGAGACACCTTCAAGAGATAGGGCCGCTAACCCCCAAGGAAGCACTAGAGAAGTTTGGTAGCTTTAGGTTAGCAGCCCATATCGAATACTTGAGAAGACAGGGACATCCGATTCACACAACGATGGTAAAGCAGGGCAACACAGAGTTCGCCCAATATTCATACAGAAAGGCAAAACATGAGTAACTTACACAACGAACGACCCGGCAAAGGCGTGATGTACTGGGAGGAAGAATCCCAACGCAAGAACGATAAAGCGCCAGACTTCAAAGGCTTTCTAGTCCTTGAGATGGACTACAAGGCTGGCGAGAAACTAAAGCTGGCTGCTTGGAAAAAGCCAACCAGCCGAGGATACGACTTGATTTCATTGTCTGAAGACAACTGGAGCAAGAAACAACGTGAGCAACACAAGGAAGTGGAACCTGCCTACAACAAAGTGACTCACAAGCGTTTTGACGATGGAGGGGATATTCCCTTTTAGTCAAAACGGGTATAATATTTCACGGAGGTGAAGTATGAAAACCTGTTTCAAATGCAAGACCGAGAAGCCATTGACTGAGTTTTACAAGCACAGTCGTATGGCTGACGGTCATCTCAACAAGTGCAAGGAGTGTACGAAGCATGATGTTTCAAAACACAGGTCTGAGAATCTTGAAAAAATCCGTGCCTATGACCGTGAGAGGGGAAAAATCCCAGAGCGCATCAAGGCGAACACGGAGATTACGAGGGCGTGGCGACGGGAAGATAGTCGCCGTACAGCGGCCCATAGTGCCGTGGGAAGGGCAATACGGACTGGAGATTTGGTTCGCCAGCCATGCGTCAGATGTGGAGAAGCAAAATCTTTGGCACACCATGAAGACTACGATAAACCGTTGGATGTCATGTGGCTCTGTCAACCCTGTCACAAGCAGCGGCACAAAGAGCTAAATGAGGAATTCTGATGCTAGTACTCCCTTTCCCGCCATCCATGAACACCTACTGGAGAAACTTCAGAGGGCGAACCGTTCTATCGAAAGCGGGAAGGGAATACAAACTGAAGGTAGCCGAGTATGTTGCCCAAAACAATGTCACCAAATACGGAGATAAGAAGTTGAAGATAACAATGATTCTCCAGCCGAGGGACAAACGAAAGATAGACATAGACAACCGCATCAAATGCGTGTTGGACAGCTTACAAGAAGCTGGTGTCTTTGACGATGACTTTCACATTGACGACCTGCACATCATGCGTGGTGAGCAAGTCAAAGGTGGAAGAATGTTAGTAACCATTGAAACAATCGAGTAAACATGACTGAACAAACTCAAATCCAACCTAGCCAACAATCATTGGAAAAGGCTAAGAACGCACACGACTACTCTTTGAACATGATTGCTCAGATGCTCCAACAGATGTGGAACATTGGCTACACAAGTGGCTATGGTGACGCTATGGAGATTATGAAGACTGACCAAAAAGGAGTGCAGTAATGGTCAGAACCAAACCAATTACCAAAGAACGAATAGAGGAAAAAGTCCTACGGATACCAGAGGCCGGATGTTGGGTCTGGATGGGAACAACAACTGTTCGTGGATATGGTCAGATTGAGTCAAACAAAAGAAAGCATTACGCACATAGAGCGTCATACGAGGCTTTTGTTGGCCCTATACCTGCTGGTATGTATGTTTGCCATGCTTGTGACAATGTTTATTGCGTCAACCCTAACCATCTCTTTTTAGGAACACAGAAGCAAAACTTGCAAGATATGGCGAATAAAGGAAGAAGCACTTGGGGCGAGAAAAATCCAATGGCAAAGCTAGATGAAGAAAAAATCAGGCTTATCAAGCAAGGATTCAAAGACGGAAAAACAGACACAGAGTTGGCAAACCAATTTGATGTGATAAGACAAACAATCAATAACATAAGAAACAATAAACTTTGGAGTTACATAAATGTCTAAAACTCATATTTTTGTCTGCACACCTATGTATGGTGGAATGTGCACGGGTTACTTCACTAACTCGCTAGTCTCTATGACTAACGTGATGCGGCATCACAACATGGATATGAGCTTCTCTTCTATGTTCAATGAGAGCCTTATCCAGCGTGGACGTAACGCCCTTGTGCATCAGTTCTTAAAGACTAAATGCACACACCTGATGTTCATTGACGCTGACATCAAGTTTGACCCTAACCACATTCCTCCGATGGTTGAGGCTGATGTTGACATCATTTGCGGTATCTATCCCAAGAAAGAAATTGATTGGAATAGCGTCAAGAGAGCGTCTGATGAGGGCGTAGAGGCCAAAGACTTAGCCAAGCGCACAGGCTCATTGGTCGTCAATCTGGTTGATTATGCTGGCGCAGTCACAGTCCCGGTTGATAAACCCGTTGAGATTTGGGCAGGTGGCACAGGGTTCATGCTTATAAAGCGTGAAGTACTGGAGGGCTTGGCTGACAAGGTGGGTAGCTATAACAACGATGTGACCATCATCAACGGTAACATCACCGAGCGAATCGTTGAATACTTTGCTTGTAGCATAGAACCGGGTACTGAACGTCTGTTGTCTGAGGACTATCATTTCTGCCGTGTCGCTAGGTTGAATGGCTACAAGATTTATGCTGCACCTTGGGTAACCCTTGGACACTTCGGAACGTATCTCTTTGAGGGCGGCTTAGTGCCAGCACCGTAATGAAGTTTACACAAGACTGGTTCACAAGCAACATAGGAAACTTTGAAGCAGCCAAGCTAGTCTTGCCCGACAACAAGCTATTCCTAGAGATAGGATGCTTTGAGGGCAGGGCTACTTGTTGGATGCTTGAGAATATGCTTGCCAATGATGGAACTATCGTATGCATAGATACGTTCAAAGGCGGTCAAGAGCATTCTGATTTGAACTTGAGCAAGCTACGTGATGTGTTTGAAGAAAACATAGCAGCAAGCAAAAAGCACTTTCAATCAGTAACGATTGCTGAAGGCTACAGCTACAAGATGTTGGCTACTCTTATAACGTCCGAGTATCTGTTTGACTTCATTTATGTGGATGGTAGCCATGAAATACAGGATGTCATCACAGACGCTTGTATGGCTTTCCAGCTTCTCAAGCCCGGTGGTGTCATGCTATTTGATGACTACGAGGGGACTGAAGATATGATGACAGCTATCAACGCATTCTTGGTGACTCACAGACACAAGTGCAAATTACTTTGCATGAACTATCAGTTAGCCATCCAAAAGGATTAACGACGCTTCTTGCGTTTGGCTGTCTTTGCAGAACGACGGAAAGCCTCGGCAGTTGGGTAACCCTTCTGTCCGGGCTTTTTCGCTGGCAAACCAGCTTTCCTGCGTTTGTTGATGTTGTAGTACAAGCCTTTTTTTACCGACATCCCCATCTCCTTCTTGCTGCTTTACCCCTCTCGCCCTTCCAGTTCTTAGAACGGGCACAGAAAGACTTGTGACGGGGGCCAGACTTGGTAGGCGCTTTGAGCTTGCTGCCAGTAGCCTTGTTGTACTTGGCACGACCTTTAGCAGTCAGGCCACCACCAGCTTTGACAGACAGCTTTTCGCCTCTGCCGACAGATAGGTTTGGGCTTTTCTTTCTTGGCATCACACATTCCTTTCAAAGTGGGGAACGTCTGGCAGGGACTTGAAGTTGCCTCCCCACCGATTCTTGGGGTCTAGAGACTCCCAGAAGGCTCCTATTTCAGCCAAGGCTACCTTATCCCATACTGGCTGTCCACTACGCAGGAAATTGAGGTCAATAGCAAGCCTACGCAGATGGTTGCTCTGCATGGTCTTGCTCTTGCCTTGTTTGAAATAAATCTCTTGCTGCTCTTGGGTGCGGTATAACTCGCCACCCGTAACAGTCCAGCCCCGCTGAGTGGCGTATTCAATCAGCTTACAGGCATCTAGCAGAAACTCTGCTTGTTCTTCCGACAGGCTCATTTGTCAGGTGTAACAACGCCAATCAAACCTGCAACAGCCAAGCCAACGGAAATGATGGCATCAGCCAATTCAGGAGCAATAGGCAAACCCGCAGCGGTAAGCAGCAGGATGAAGCCACGCCACGACGATGGCTCTTTTGCACGGGCTAGGATGTAGTCTTTCACAGGCCTTCTCCGGGGGTCAAATAGCATTCGCCAGTAGAGCTTTCTGTGATGAAAGCAACATACATAGGATTGTTCGGGTTGAACTGGTAGGGAATGGTGTAAACCCTATTCTGTCCGGGAACAATAACGAATGAGTATTGAGGAGTCCCATTGCCGGGAGGGGTCACGGTCACGTTTGAAAGATTGCTTACACGAATGTAAACAGACTTACCCGTGCCAGCAGAGTTTTCATGGCTTGCCACCAACAACTGATTACAAGGGCCATCAGGCGTGATTGTGATGGTCTGTGAGGTTGTTGTAGCGTTAGCCTTGTAGGTAGGGCCAGACGCTTGAAAAGCGATGTTATTAGCCATCAGTACACCTTCTTGCCACCGCCAGAAGTGGGTGAGAACTTGCGGGTGAAGTAGTCGTTGGGCTGGTCGTTCTTGAAGTTCCAGACAGGGTTAAAGCCACCAGAAGGCAGCTTGCCAGACTGATGCTCACCACGCTTGGATAACTTGTCTTCCCAAACGCCAGAACCTAGTCCCTGACCGGGAATGCCGCCAGCGCCGCAGGGCTTAATTTTGGGGATTAGTGCCATTTGATTGCTCCTTTGCTCTTACCGTAAGGTAACTGAAAACCACGTAAATTGCTAGTGTTGCCACTCGCTCCCATGTTGGCCCCCACATCGTCCAGCAGCCAAGGCCACATGAAGTAAGCAGAGCCAAAATAGTAATCAAGCGGTCTGAGATGACCTCTAACGCTAGGCGAATGATTGATGCTGCATCCATAACTATTCCTTAATGTCGGGATAATCATGTTATCACTTCTCTTCGTCATCGTCATCTAACCCAAAGCCAGAACCCCATTCGTCATCAGACATCTTCATTTTGAGTTGTTCTAGCTTCAGGGCACGGTCAAGCACCTTTGTCTTGTCCGTCAGACTAGCCATAGGGTCAGCCATCGTCGCTATCAGCAGGTCAGAAATGGCTTTCTCTAGGTCGGGGTTAATGCCCTTGTCTTTCTTCTTGCTCATTGGAACCTCGGAGAAACAGAGCCAACTGCGCCACGACGATTGATAACGTCTTGTGAGGACTTGGGATTCATAAGGTTGTAAGCGCCTTGACCGACATTGACCACGCCACCGCCAACGGGGGTAGAGGCAACGCCAACAAGGGCGTTTTTGACCGCACGTTGGATAAATGTCAGCTTGGCCTCTTCGCCCATAGCGGAGTTGTAGATTGAACGAATATCGGCCTCCAGTTTGTCTAGTTGTGGCTTAGTCATCAAGCCAGACTTTTCCAAGAAAGGCGCAACATCTTCACGGAACTTGGTGACTTTGATTAAGCCGCCAATCTCTTCAGGGGCAATAACTTGCCGCACAGCGTCAGCAATGTAGTCAACGCCTTCACGGTATTGAGCCAGTATCGGGCCGACTTCTTTCCACTCGGATTCCTTGCCGCCCAAAATAATCTCACGCACACGCTTGGCAGGGCTTGCGTCACCCAAGATGGTTTTCACACGCTTCTCAGCTTCAGCCGTGATAGCGCCAGCTTCTTTCTCAGCGGTAGCCAGCGCACGTTCACCTTCCCGCAAAACCTTGGGTTCACGGGCAGCAAGAATCTTGGCTGCTTCGCCAGTCTTGCCAGCAATGCGTTCACCACGCTCAAGCGTCTTGATGTATGACTCGACGTTTTGTTTCACGCCCTTCAACTCAGGCGCAGTCAGCCAATCATCGTTTTTGTTCAGCCAGCTACGAACTTGCTTGCTGTTCATGTCACGCAACTGACGAGCAGTAAAGTCTTGTGCGGCCTTGGTCACCAAACCAACGTCGCCACCAGTCAAATCAACCAAGTCCTTTACTGATTGTTTACTACTGAAGTAGTCAGAAGGCAGGGCAGAAGCGTCTGTTTTGAAGCGTGTGGGGTCAAATCGGTCAAGTGCAGTAGCCTTTTTGCCAGCAGCAGAGCGGTATTTGTCCAGCAGACGAGAGGCAGCTTCGTAGCCACCTTGCAACGCATCGTGAGCTTCACCAGCAAACTT